GAGACTGAGTCTGGCCATGTTATAGAGCTAGACGATACACCAGGCTGTGAAAGAATTCACATATATCATAGAACAGGTACATTTGTTGAAATAGATTCTAATGGCTCGGTAATTAAAAGAACAAAAGGTAGCTCCTACGAAATTATTGATAGAAACGGTTACATATCAGTTACCGGTGATGCCAATCTGTCAGTAAAGGGGTCTATAAAAATATTTGTTGGAGGTAATGCCGATATAGAAGTTGAAGGTGATACCAACGTAAAGTGTTTAAATGACATAACAGTTCAGGCTGCTGGAAGACTAGATTTATCAGCTACAGAAGAAATCAATCTTCGCAGCGGCAATGTAAATATAGAGGCAGACTTTGATTTAAACGTCAAATCAGATAGAGACTCTTTTTATGCTTCTGGCAGAGAACTACACAACAAATCTAACGCTACGATCTTCCATCAGGCTTTAGAATCATTTAATATAAAAACTGGTGTTGACGTTAACATTGACACTGATGGTAAAGCATACATTAATTCTGATACAGCATCAGACTCAAAGTTTTCTAAGAGTGCAAACATTGGTGTAATAGGAACAAGAAAAGATATTGTAATAGAAAAGATATCAGACCCGGTTGCTCCTAACTTTTTAGATAAGTTTGGTTACGACATTGAGGATAGTGAGTTTGAAGAAGAAGCAACACAAAAACAAAAACAATTTAGACAGCTTGGAATTTTAACTGATAATGAACTAAACGAGGCGTCAGTAGAGATTGATAAAGACTCACCTGTTTCTAGAAATGGTGAGATTATTTTACCATCGGATTTTGTACTCAATCAGACATACCTACCAGACAACTTCCAGCTTTCTAATAACTTTACACTAGCCAAACTCTCATCCAAAGCAGTTGTCACAAATAACTCTGTCACCGCCCAGTTAGGTTTGTCTTATGGTGAGATTGTTTATAACTTACAAGGTATTGCTTTAAATATCTGTGAGCCAATTTTAGCGCTGTATCCTAATATGTTTGTAACATCAGCGTTTAGACTTACTGACAACTCGGCCTCTACGTCTGACCACCCAAGAGGCAAGGCAGTTGATATCCAATTTAGAAATGTATCCAAAGCCGATTACTTTGACATAGCTAAAAAGTTAGCTACTTTTTTAAATTATGATAAGATGCTTTTAGAATATAAGACTTATGGTACCGGTCTACCTTGGATCCATATTTCCTTTGATGTTACTCAGCAAAGGAAGTTGGTACTTACATATTTAAATGACAAAAAATATGGAGATGGCTTAATTAGCCTAGCTTAAATGCCAGCAGCAGCAAGAGGGGATGGTGTAGATCAAGTTCAATCTCAGACTGGTTCTGGATTTAACTGCGCTTTCCCACTACTCACTGCAACAGACGAATGTTCAGACGATGTGTTTATAAATGTAACAGGGATAGTTAGAGAAGGAGATAGGGTAGCTGCTCACCCTGCTCTTGGTTGTGGACCTGATGAAAGTGTGCTAACTACATTTTCATCCACAGTAATAATAAATGGAAAAGGAGCTGGAAGACTTGGAGATCAGTACACGCCTGATAATACGATAATTACTGGGTCCCAGAACGTCTTTATAGGCCCATAAATAACTATTATGACCACAATTCAAAGAAACACAAGAACCTTTTCTGACTTAAATCTACTTTTTAATGTAAATCCGTTTACCAGAGATGTAACCAAGAGAATTGACGAAGAAGCCATAAAAGCTTCTGTAAGAAACTTAATTCAGACAAGAAACTTTGAAAGACCATTTCATCCAGAGATTGGATGTCAGGTTAATGCTCTGTTGTTTGAAAACATAACACCAGTGATATATCAAATTATTAAGAAAACTATATTTGATGTTATTGAAAAGTTTGAACCAAGAGTGGTTGTACAAGATGTTCTTACACAAGAAACACCAGACTCAAACGCTCTTGATGTTACAATCATTTTTAGAATAATTAACTCTGAGCGACCAATTACACTTAGAACAACAATTCAGAGAGTAAGGTAATGACAAATCTTAGAATAGCAGAGCTAGATTTTGATCAGATCAAACAAAATCTAAAAGAGTTTTTACAAAATCAAGATGAGTTTACAGACTACGACTTTGAAGGGTCTGGTCTTTCTGTTCTTTTAGATATACTAGCCTACAATACCCATTATAATGCATACCTTGCTAATATGCTTGTTAATGAGTCTTTTTTAGATTCAGCTGTAAAAAGAAACTCGGCTGTATCAATTGCCAAACATTTGGGATATACCCCTGCTTCAGCTAGAGGAGCTAGAGCAATTGTTGACATTACTGTCAATGGTGTATCTGGAACACCTCAGACACTTACTCTTGATAGATATACCCCTTTTACTACAACAATTAATGGTGTTGCTTATACTTTCTTAAATATAAATGAGGCAACAACCACACCATCAAATGGATCTTACATATTTAGTGATGTTACAATTGTTGAAGGAAGATTTAATCAGCAATCGTATGTTTCAGTGCAACCGGGACCAGCAGAGAAGTTTGAAATTACAGAAACTAATATTGATATTTCAACTCTACTTGTTACAGTTCAAAATTCAGCAACTGATTTAACTACTAGAACATTTACTCTATCGGAAGACATCACAGGCGTTGATGAAGACAGTCTGGTATATTTCCTTCAGGAAAATCCATTTGGTAGATACGAATTATTCTTTGGTGATGGAATTATTGGTAAATTATTAGATGCTGGCAACATTATCTCAATTAGATATCTGGTATCTTCTGGTTCTGTAGCAAACGTGTCCGAGCTAATTACTCAGTCTTTTACCACAACCACAATTGGTGGCTCTAGCAGCATAACTATTTCTACAACATCAAATTCTACCTCTGGTGCTGATAAAGAATCAATTACAGCTATAAAGTTTAGAGCTCCTTTAGTTAATGCATCAAAAAATAGGGCTGTTACTGCTGAAGATTATCTGGCCTTAATTACTTCTAGGTTTAGTGAAGCTGAATCAGTCTCTGTGTGGGGTGGTGAAGATAACGATCCACCAATTTATGGTAAGGTTTTAATTTCACTTAAACCATTTGATGGATTTAATATTCCTCAGACTACAAAAGATCAAATTAAGAATGATATATTAAATAATAAAAAAATTCTTGCTATACAACCAGAATTTATTGATCCGGATTTTTACTTTGTTAAATTAACTGTTAATGCTGATTACGACCCTGCTATAACTACTAAATCATCTAATACATTAAGAAATATTATTACAACATCAATACAAAATTACTTTGCTAGTGATTTGCAAAAGTTTAACAAAAGTTTTAACAAAGCCAAGTTTACAAAGATTCTTCTAGAAAGTGATGAAGCCATAACTGGTATATTAATGAATATTGAGTTGCAGAAAAGATTTAGAGTTGTTTTAAACACCATTAATACTTTTACTCGTAACGACAGAATTAAATTTTTAAATGCTATTACACCGGGTTCATTAAGATCAAGTAGATTTTTTACAACATCGGCTAACGCATTAGCTTTATGCACTATAACCGACATTCCTGGCGTAATGCCACCGGATCCAAATGGTACTGGTAGTTTGATTGTCAGAAACGTGGTAACAAATAGGGTTGTAAGCTCAAATGTAGGTACAGTTAACTACAGCACTGGTGATGTTGAGATTACTGGTATTACACCAAATGCACTGCCTAATAATGTCACAGATTTAAGATTTACAGCTTCAATTCAGGAATCAAGTCAGAATTTAAGAGCAGTAAGAAATCAAATACTTGTATTGGATACAACGGTGTCTGATGCAGCAGTGGGAAGAGAAGCTGGTTTGGTGGTAAATGTAACAGCAGTTTAATAAATGACTACAACAAGAATAAGAGAAAAAATATCTGCCCTGGTGAGCAGCCAGTTGCCTGAATTTATTCAGAGCGACTTTCCTACCTTTGTTTCTTTTATTGAGGCGTACTATAAGTTTTTAGAACAAGACCAAGGTGCTCTTGAACTAGTTCAAAACGCTAGATCTTATAATGATATTGATTCTACTACAGAAGAGTTTGTAAGATATTTTCTTAAAAATTACGCAGCAAACTTTCCAGAAAACACCTTAGTAAACAAACGTTTTTTAGTAAAAAGAATAAACGACATTTATACTGCTAAAGGCAGCTCGTTGTCGTTTGATGTTTTATTTAGAACCGTCTTTAATACACCAGTTGAAATAAAAACCCCATTTGATTTTGTACTAAGAGCATCTGATGGAAGATGGGATCAGAGAGTCTCATTAAGACTTAAAACCATATCTGGTAATAGAAATGCTTTACTGAATAGATTTTTACCATACCAAATTGGTGGTATTGATTACAGCACACCTATTGTAAATGTAAAAAATTTAACCTCGACACTAACAGAGATATTTTTAGATAGAAACTTTCTAGCTTCAAGTTACAATGTCGGGGATGTAATAAGAATTTTTGATGGTTCAGGAAATGTAATTTATACCGGTACTATTGAACCAACTACTACAAGTTATAGTATTTTAAGGGCTGGCAGTGGGTTTAAAGTCGGTCAAATTTTTAACGTAAGTTCTGGTAATGCAGTTGGTACAGTTATAAAGATAACTAAAGTATCTATAACTGGTGGGATAGAAGAATTTAAATTTTTAGTATATGGTTACGGATTTAATTCTAACGCAACATCTATACAACTAGATTTTGATCCAACAAAAAATGTTTCTGAAGTCTCAGATGTATTTTCTACTTCAGTAGGAGTTTCAAATTTACTTAGTTTACAATTAACCGACCCTACAGCTCAAGACTATTTTTTAGAAAATTACGTTCCAACTGGCTACACAGGAACTTTATTATCTACAAGAACAGCTTCTTTTCCAGATTCTTCCTCCCCTACCACAATTGGCGTAAAACCTGCTAACATAGCAACCATTACTTTTTTTCTGAATGCTCTTGGAAGATATCCTGGTCAGTTTACAAGAGAAAATGGATTTTTATCTGAACCCGATGTAAGACTACAAGATGAGCAGTTATATCAAGCTTTTGCATATCAAACAAATACTGAATTAGATAGGTCAGAATTCTTTGATGTAGTTAAAAAATTGGTTCACCCGGCCGGTCAAAACCTATTTAACAATAGAATAATTCAAGGTAATGTTGATTTGGCCGCTAATGTTGTTCTTGCATTTGTTTCAAATGTATTCTTTGAAGCTACTGATTCGTTTGCTGTACTTGAGTCTTCTTCATATAACCTGAGCAAAAATTTTGCTGATGAAGTTCAAACACAAGATGACAATTTAGATTATCTAATTAGTAAAGTACTGGATGATAATTTTGAAGCGTTAGAAAATATTTTCCTAGAAACTACACTAAACGTCTTTGATAATACACAAACATTTGATGATGATTTATTAAGCATTGAACCAAACTACACAGACCAATTTAATAACGATGATAGTAACATTTTATTTAACATTGATCTAGTCTTTAGCGATTTTGTGTTAATGCAGGATAAACCAATAGTATTTCCTTCTCTTACATCACCAGCAAGCATAGTAGAAAATGCTTCTATTAATCTTGAAAACAATGGCATTCCTGATGACTCAGTTTCATTTAACGACCCAATAACCGTTGGTTACTTTGTATCTCGTGAATTTACTGAGCAAAGATCTAATGACTACTTCTTAGAATTTTACGCCGATGATTATGCTCAAGTAACAGGCTTGTTAATGAAAGACTTTACAATAGTAAGCGTTCAGCCTTCATTGTCAGATACTGCTTCAATATCAGAAAATGTTTCCATTGATATACAGATAGGGTTGGTAAATGGTGTTGCTGAATCTGAAGTGATTTTAAGCTCGTTGATAGCAAACTTAATTTTCTATCCTACCTACACAGATACACAATCTCTACAGGATAACATAAGTATTCAATTGATAACAACCATAAATAACCAGGTAAGTTTATCAGAGGAAATTGAGGGGTTAAATCTCAACTATGCTTCGCCAGAGTACTTTAGCCAAGCCTATGCTGGAGAAATAGTTTTTCAACAACCATAACACCTAAGGAAAAAAAATGATTAAAGATGGATTAAAAATAAAAGGTAATCTTGACATCGTTGTCTACGATGAACAGAAACAAGTTAAAGACCAAAGAAAGGTTAATAATCTTGTTGTAGCTGTAGGTAAAAATTACATTGCAAGCAGAATGGAATCTAACGCAGCGGTGGTAATGAGTCACATGGCTGTTGGTGGTGGTAACATTGCACCAACGACCGCCGATACAACATTATCAGGAGAAATTGATAGAATCGTGCTTGATTCAACAACAAGAACTAATAACACCTTAACATACGTATGTACGTTTCCCGCTGGTAACGCTACAGGAACATTGGCTGAGGCTGGTATTTTTAATAACCCAACAGCTAACCTTGGAACATTGTTGTGTAGAACAAATTTTAATGAAGTTAACAAAGGTGCAGGAGACGTTGTAGTTATTACTTGGAACGTTGTAGTAGAGTAATACATAATGTTTTTTTTAGTTAAAGATGCTATTCATACAGAATTAGTATCGAGCATCTATGGTGAGGTTTTTTCTAGAAGATCAAACTATTACTACTTTGTTGGTAAGGTCATTCCTTGGGAAAATCCATCAGTTCCAGATCAGCCTTTAGAAACACAGCAATATGAATACGATACAAGAAACCGCATTATAGCTGTTAAAAAGGTTCAGCCTGGCGATGTATCGTTTGTCATAAGAAGAATAGATTGGGTTAATGGAACGGTTTATGACCAGTTTGATGGTAATTATAGTAGTACTTTTACATCATCTACTGGTGCTACTTCTCTTAAAGAAGCAAACTTTTACGTCCTTACAACAGATTTTAATGTGTATAAATGTCTGTTTAATAAAAATGGTGCACCTTCCACCCAGCAACCAACTGGCACAGATCCAACTACAACAATAACTTCTGATGGTTATGTTTGGAAGTATATGTTTACGCTTCCACTTTCGTTAAGAAATAGATTCTTAACAGACATATTAATGCCCGTAAGAAAGTCTGTGTTTGATCCTTATTATTCTAATGGGTCTATTTCTGATGTTGTTGTTACTTCTAGAGGCTCAGGTTATAGAGGTAACGCACTTGTATCTCTTACAGTTAATGGTTCGTTTGGCTCTGGTAATGGTAATGTAGTGGCAAACATTGTTCCAGTTTTAAATCAAGCTGGTTCTTTTGTAGATATAAAAATTAGAAATGCAGGTAACAACTATGTATCTGCAAACATATCAATTAATGATTTGGGTGGCACTGGAACTGGTTTATACAACACAGCTTCAACAGCTAACTTAATTCCTGTTATTTTTAACAAAAAGATTGATAGAATACTAATTGTTGATCCAGGTGTTAATTATAAATCCAATATTCAAACCACGCTGTCATTAATTGGTGATGGTGCAAATGCATCATTGCTTCCATTTGTAAATGATGTTGGTGAATTAGAAGATGTAATTATAGTTAACGAGGGTGAAGGATACACATTTCTCGACGTTGAGGTTGTTGGAAGTGGAACCGGGGCAAATGTAATTCCTCAAGTATCTGAAGGTGATTTAGACTCAATTCAAAGTACAGTTGAATTGGCAGCAATACCTGGTGCAATTTATAACATTAGAATTGATAATGCCGGTAACAACTATTCCAATGCAAATGTCTTAGTTTCAGGTGATGGTGTTGGTTTTTCTGGAACCGTTGTTATTTCAAATTCTAATACAATTAGCCACGTAGTGGTAACTAATCCTGGCTCTGGCTACACATATGCAAATGTGTTGTTTACTGGAAATGGAACTGGTGCTCAAGGGTCAGCTATACTATCTCCACAAAATGGTCATGGGTTTAACGCTATCAAAGAATTGTTTGCTGACACGTTAGTGTTTTATTCTACTATCAACAATGAAAGAATTCAAGGCGTTGATGTTAATAATGACTACAGACAATTTGGATTAATTAAAAATATTAAACAGTTTGGTAATCAAAGAAACTTTGCCAACACCACTGGTACTCCTTGCATACTTGTTACAGCAAACACCGTTATAGATTCAACATCAGCATTGCTTAAACAAGACACTATCTTAAATCTTTTAACAGATTCAACACGCAAATTTGAAGTGATTGAAACTGTAGCGTCCAATACACAAATATTACTAAACAGTATTAATAATTACAATTTACAGGTTGGGGATGTGTTGTTTGAACCTAACACTGCATCTAACTTTACCGTTACAGTAATAAATAATTTGCCTACAATAAATAAGTTTAGTGGTGATTTACTCTTTATTGATAACAGAACAAAGGTTAGCTATAGCGACCAGCAATTAGTTACACTCAAAACAATTCTAAGACTTTAGCATAAATGCCTATTACATACCCAGCATCTCCATATCACGACGATTACGATCAAACTAAAAAGTTTTATACTATTCTTTTTAGACCAGGCCGTGCTGTTCAGGCTAGAGAACTTACTCAGCTTCAGACATTGCTTCAAGCTCAAATTGAACGTTTTGGAAATGGTATATACAAAGAAGGATCTTTTGTCACACCTCCAAAACAAACCTATGATCCTAACTACAGCTTTGTAAAACTTCAAGACACATATAATTCTGTTGATGCTGACAACGTTATTGATGATTTAGTCGGTCAGATTGTTATAGGCCAGACAACTGGTGTTAGAGCAATTGTTGTTAATCAAGCTGTTTCAACTACAACAGATTCACCTACAATATATGTTAAGTATCTTAATGCTGGAACCAATGGTTCAACAGAGACCTTTGCTAACAATGAAATAATTGCAAACGAGGCATCAACTATTTTTGTAAGAGCTTTAGCATCTAGTGCCACAGGTAATGGTACTGCTTTTTCAATTGGTGAGTGCACTATATTTGCCAGAGGCTACTTTCTTTTTGTGGAACAACAAACATTTATAGCCGAAAAATACGGTTCTATAACGAATAGAATTATTGGCTTTGACGTTAGTGAATCTTTAGTTGATTCAGATGCTGATGAAACTTTACTTGACCCTGCTATAGGAACCTTTAATTATTTTGCACCTGGCGCAGATAGAAATAAAATTAGCCTTACTTTAGCTGATAGAGCGTTTACTACAGCACCTTTAGATGATCCTAATTTTATTGAGGTAATTAGATTACAAAATGGAAGCATCGTATCAAATTTTGTAGATCCTAAATTTAGTATTCTTGGTGACACTTTAGCTAGAAGAACGTACGATGAGTCTGGTAACTATGAAGTAACACCATACAATGTAGAATTATTTGAACATTTAAGGGCAAATGTAATTTCAAATGCTCTTGCAGATGTTACCATTACTAGGGATGGCTTATTTACTGCTGCTAATGGAGGTGATGAGAGTTTATTCGTAACACATATAATTCCTGGAAGAGCATATGTGAAGGGGTACGAAGTATCAAGTTACCCAACCACATACATTGAAATACCCAAAGCTAGAGATTTTGCAAACGTAAATAGTGGGGTAGTGGCTACGCAGCTTAGTAGCTTTATTAGAGTTGATAATGCTAACTCTATACCTTCATTAAATGATATACCTGTTGTAGAAATTTATGATAGATACAATAATGTACCCGGTACGGCAAATGGATCTAAGGTTGGTACAGCAAGAATTAGAGGCATGGAATATACCACTGGTAATGTTCAAACTGGTACGGCTGTATTTAACCTACATATCTTTGATTTGCAGATGGATTCCGGTAAGTCTTTCTCCAGAGATGCCAAGCAAGTATTTTCAGACAATAGTGGGTACAAAGACTTTACTGCCAATATAACACCAACACTTGTTCAACTTTCTGGCACTGCTAGCTTTACAAACGCTAGTAATACAATAACAGGTGTAGGTACTAGATTTAGTACAGAGACTTTAGTTGGAGATACACTTACCATTGGAGGACAAAGGTTTGTTGTTAATGTGGTAGCAAATGACATATCATTTACTTCAGTAACAGACGCTATTGGAAATGCCTCCGGTCAATTGGTATTCTTAAACACATCAGTAGTTAGTGATGCCGATAAGGATTCATTCTTAATTAAGTTTCCTTTTGATGTAATTAAGACCGTTGATCCAACTAACACAGAGACTGTTTACACTACAAAAAGAAATTATTCAAGAACATTAGCAGCCGGTGCAGTAACCATTACAGCTGGTACAGATGAAACATTTGCGCCATTCTCAACAGACAACTATCAAGTAGTTGTAACATCTGGGCCAGCTGGTGCATTTGTGCCTCTTGATAGCAGTAAAATTACCAGGGGTGGTTCGCCAACTGGTACAACATTGACAGTTGATGTTAGCAGCGATGGTTTAACAAATGAGACTGTACAAATTTATACAACGGTTAACAAATCTAATTCTGCTTCATTAAGAAAATCAAAGACCCTTCAGCAAAACGACACAGTAGATTTTATTACTAAAGCTAACGCACAAGCTACAACTCTATCACTTGGTAAAGCTGATGGTGTGAGACTTGTATCTGTTAGAATGGCTAATGTTGCATTTGGTTCTTCGTTTGTGACAGCAGGATCTACTGACATTACTAATAGATATACATTTGATACTGGACAAAAAGCAACCTATTATGATTTAGCTAAGATTGTATTAAAACCTGGATCACCTAAACCAACCAATCCAATTAGAGTAACATTTGATTATTTTACTCATGGGTCGGGGGATTACTTCTCTGTAAATTCTTACGCTGGTATTAATTACAAAAATATTCCTACTGTTGTTATAGATGATAAAACTTATAATTTAAGAGACTATCTTGACTTCAGACCAAGGATTAATGACGCAGGGACTGCATTTACAAGCTCTGGTGGATCTACAACTGAGTTTATTGACCCAGAAATTGATTTTACTACTGATTACCAATACTATCTGCCAAGAACCGATACAATCAGTATGGATGAAAATGGATTATTTTATGTAACTAGAGGTATCAGTTCATTAAACCCATTTGATACAACACCACCATCTACTAATCTTTCATTGTTTATTTTAAGACAGAAACCATTTGTGTTTACTCTTCAAGATGATGTAGATGTAATTAGGGTCGAAAACAAACGTTTTACAATGAAGGATATTGGTAAGATTGAAAATAGAGTTAAGACTTTAGAATACTATACCACACTTAGCTTGCTGGAAAGAGACGCCCAGCAAGCTCAAATTAAAGACGACCTTGGGTTTGATAGGTTTAAAAATGGTTTCTTAGTTGATTCATTTACCGGCCATGGTGTCGGAGATTCGATCTCCAATCCAGATTATTCTGTATCTGTAAACTTTAAGGCAAGAGAAGCATCACCATTGGTTGTAAGTCAGTTTGTAAATTTAGATGAAGTGGCAACCAGCAATGCTCAAAGAACATCCAACAATTACATACTTAACAACGATTTAGTTACACTGCCATATACAGAAACAACATTTATAGATAATAGATTTTCTAGTGTTACGGAAAACTTAAATCCATTTAATGTTGTGGTATTCAATGGATCAATAAGACTTGATCCACCTGGCGACTTGTGGTTTGATGATACAAGAGTACCAGAAATTATTGTTGATCAAACTGGTTCTTTCGAATCTTTAAAAAGTGCTTCACTAATTAAAAAAGATGGTAGAAACATCTTTGGATCAATAAATGACATTGAACAGTTAAGGGGGGGTGTTCCTCCAAACCCAACAGATCTACCAGATAACCTTAAAGGGTTAGCCGATCTAATTGGTGCTGTGTCTCCCGCAACGTCAACACTTACATTATCAGGTAAAGAAGTTATTAAAAATGTAACTGTTATTCCAAAGATGAGAGATGTAACAATTAACTTTGTTGCACAAGGCCTAAGACCAAACACAAGGTTTTATGCTTTCTTTGATGAATTAAACGCAACCAATTATTGCTCAATTAAAACATCAGCGTTTGAAGCTGCTGCAGCAAACGTAGAAAATAACCCTTTCACGACAGTTGCTGATTTTGAAGCTAAGATAAACACGTTAGGTGGCGCTTCACGTAACTCTTCATTTACTGCTTTAGTTACAGATGCTACTGGTACGCTTAAAGGTAGATTTAGTTATTCTAGTGAGACGCTTAATCTTTCTACCGGTGTCAAAACATTTAGACTAACGAATTCAAAAACTAATAATAAACAGACAGAAGGCTCTTTTGCTGAAGCTAGATTCTTTTCCGATGGGTTGCAAAGAGAGATAGCAGACGAGATTTTACGACCGCCTCCTCCACCCCCTC